AAGTCGGCATAGCGTTTCCTCTCCTGTTTCGAAGCGCGACGAAGTGAAATTGCTCGGATGTCCGGACCGCGCTCAACGTACACGAGCACCAGTACGACACCTACAATTTCGACCATGGCCACGTCGAGAAATCGGTCTTCATCCTGACGAGGCGAACACAACGTGGTTTTATTCGGCGCGTCATACACCAGACCGGCATCCGCCAGATCCAACCCGTGCTTGGCAAGGTTGATCTGACGTTTGTTTTCGTCAAAGATGAACACTATTTAATCGTACATACAAAGAAACATCTAGACAAGGTTGCTCCAGGTATCACTCCGGCTCCACCGGCCACTCCACACTCCCCGGCCACCCCGCCTGACTCCCGACTCGGCACAACGCAACCCGGTGGCGCTTCCATGCCAGGATCTGCGCTTCGATTTCCGGTGTGCCTTCGCCAATGTCGATCAGATCCTGTGATTGCTGAATTACTTCGTCAGCCATACCACGGCGTCGTGCGAGTTCGGCGGAGGCCTGCGTGCCCATGTCTATCTGGGGTTCTGGCTGTGGCTCTGGAGACGGTGCGATGTGCGGCGCGTCTTCAATGACGATGTGCAAGGTCACCATGCTTGGTATGTCGACAAGCTCACCCTGCTCGTTTCTGGCTTCCAGGTTCAGGACACCATTGGCGTAGGAAACCTGAGCGCTCAACTTGTCGACCGGATTGGTCACCACACCCCAACCGTATGGCGGCGGCACCATGCCATAGGTACCGTGCAATTCGTAAACGCCTGGTTCAACGCGCAAGGTTTGTAGTTTAGTGACGTCGCCGCCGAGGGTAGTGGTGTCGAGAATCGAGCCGTCACCGAGAATATTGACTGCTGCATTTGCCATGATCAGATCGCCTTTAATGTGCCGTCAGCGGAGCGCGTGGTGTTGCCTTCGTGATAGATCCGGTATGAATTCGGTCCCATTGACCACCCGCCGACCTTCAAATGATTATCAACGTCGATCCCAAAGTGGCAGCCAAAATTACCGTCACGCAGAAAGGTCAGCACCGCGCTCGCATAGCTGTTTCCACCGTTGGTCAATATCAGCGAGTTCTTGGTGTGGTGCTGGTCCGTCGTGCCTGCAATGCTCGGCATGGAGGAGTTCTGGAGCGAAGTTCCGGTAGAGCGATTATCCCGACCCAGCGCAACAGCGCCGATGTTTATGCAAGCATCCCAAGGGGTCTTGGCACCCGAGCCGCCTTGTTCGACACTCAACGGCGTCGTCAACCCGGACAATGAGGTGATATCGCGGTTATCGCCCTTGGCAACCTTGGTTTCGTATAACTCCGTAAAGTTCTCATTGCACTTTACGTTGGCGCTACGACTAGTGTCACCCCCTTCACCGGAAGGGGGGGCGCCTAAATTGATAGTTTGCTGCATCCTACATTCTCCAAATTAACGGCCCGTTGGCACGACACCACTTTGACAAAAATAAAACTCACACTCAATAACCTGTCACGTCCGCAATCATAAGCATGAACTCGGGATAAGTGTGATTACTGGGAGGAGGCAAGTTGAAATTACCTTCAAACCAAGGATGATCACTGGTTTGGTACTCTGAATACTGAGATATCTGTAGTTTAGAATTAGTCAATTTGACACCAGGAGCACTCCAGTAATAATAAATAGTTGGATAAGCCCCCGTATCTGAGGTAACCCCCTCAGTTTTAAGGTTTCCAGCCCACCTCGAAAAAATTGACGCGTAGGTTCTTCCTCTAGGAAGATGTATTTCACCTAACATCCGCCTATAATCGCCACTTAGCACTTTCTGGACACGTAAAAATCGTGAAGCCGCGTCGAATCTCAGCTTTCCACCTGAGTCATATATCTGCAGTCCGCAACGTGTAGATGCAGGTGGCTTCGCTGCAAAGTGATATACAACAATCGAGGTTCCCGCTGGTGCATCGAGCACTATTCTCATCGACCAGGTATTGGCGTCAACGCTGGCAATAGAGGCGACACAATGTTTAAGATCAGTCTGAATAGCAGCCAAAGAGCTCAACCCCGACACAGTAATTTTGACTTCGGATTGCCGCACATAACCGCTGGCCGATGACGCGAGCGAGGCTTTAGCGACCAACTGATAGTTAAAATAGGTATCGTCAATCTGAACTGTATGCGCATCGTTAAATATTTGAATGCCAGTGGCCACTTAAAAAACTCCATAGATGATGGTCACCGGACTCTGCGGTCGATGAAGATCAAATGCCCAATGAAGCGTCAAACCAGATGTCCATATCGTGGGGCCCGCAACTGTCCCTAAAATAGTGGGGGTATTTAGCAAGGAAACGTAGAACGGTTCTCCAGTATTGAAGCCGGGTACGTGAATCGCTCCTGAATGATTACCTGTATTAACACTGCCCATAAATCGAGCAAGTCGAGAACCTACATCCACTATCAGGCTTCCTTGTGAATCGAATATTTGTAGTCCTGCTTCCATCACCACATCCCCATTCTGACTCGCAACGTCCCGGCATGGTCATAGACAGCAACTTGTTGATTGGTAATCCTTAGCCGCCCACCACCTGGAACCACACCGTTGAACTCCAAAACGCCGGTTTTATCCAGCCGCCACCCTTGCTGACCCGGTACATAATTATTGGACTGGATGTACTCGCCGATCATGGCGTTGGTAATCCAGCCCGTGCCGATCAGCGCCTGGCTGATGAAGGTCTGGCCGTTCTGCACCACAAACGGCGCGGTGAGTGGGCCGCCCTCAATGGTGTTGACCACCGCGAACCGGTCCGCGCTGACCAGGAACTGGCTCTGCAAACCGGCGTCGGTGTTTTCGATGCTCAAGCCGATGCCGGCGGCGACGTATTGCCCGTCCTGATTGACCTGCAGCTTGACCGACCACATGGCCGAGGCCTTGCCTTCCAGATCGACCACCGCCTGGCTGACTTCCTGCACCGCCGCGCTGTTTTCCCCGACCTTGACCTGCACGTTGTCGACCCGCTTGCCGATGGCGATGCCGTCCTCGATGCGTGCCGACTGCTCGGTCCACACGCCGACAAAGCTGCTGGCGTCGCCCGCGTTGTCGCCCTCGTCACCGGCCAGCGGCGGATTGAGCTGCGCGAACACGCCATCGATGCGCTCGGAAATCGCTTCCAGATCACCGGTCACCACTTGCAGCCGACCATTCACCGAACCGGGAAGATCTGCTGGCCCATCGATCAGGTCGATGCGGTCGTTGAGGTGTTCGCCGAGGGCCGACTCGCCGATCTGGCCGGCGAAGTATTCGTCGTAGTCATTCTGGTCAGAGCTGGATTGCCCATCGATGCCGTTGCCATCGGGATACCAGCCACCGATGTTGCCGGTGCGATCCACCAGCCGCGCCCAGTAGAAAAACCGCGCGCCGGCCGCAAGACCATCAATCGAGTGCCTGGCTTGTGGGTAGGCGAAGTCGCCGAGCTTCCTGGCGTCGTCCCGGCTGGGCGTCGGGCTTTGCCAGACCTCGGTACGCTGGGTGTCTTCGGCGCCGGGCGGGAAACCCCATTCCAGATCGATGCCATACACCTTGCTGCTAGCGCGCAAGAACGAAACCACGGGTGGCGGCGTGGTTTTGCCGCCGAGTAAAACCTCCAGGCTGGTGCCCCAGATCGACGCCACGTCCATGACGTTGATCGCACTGACCCGCGCCACGTAACGCCCGGCGTAGATGTTCTCGACCTCCGCGCCCAAGGTGCCGGTGCGTGGCAGGCGGATCCAGCTGCCGCTGTCCTTGCGCCATTCGATGTTGTAGGCAATGGCGCCCTCGACGGCCTTCCAGCTGATGCGCATCGTAGTGATCGCGATGCCCTGGGAGATCACATCACGCGAGGTGATTTCAATCTCGGTCGGCACCGGCATCACTCCGGGCGGAATGATGGTGATCGGTTGTGGCTCGATTCGCGCGCCGTGGTCGATGGCATCGTATTTTTTCGGTTCGTGCTGCACGGCGTTGATCTTGAACTGGTGCAGGCCTTGCGGTTCGATGGTCTGCACCCGGTAGCGCATTACTGCCAGATCCGCGCTCTCCACCGACCAGCTGCACTCGGCTTCCGGCAGCTCGGAATACGCCGCCATCACCGTGACCTTGCGCCCGTCCACTGACTTGACGATCCGCCCTTCTGGCTTGCCGCTGGGCAGGTTAAGAATCAAACGATCTTCCGGTTTGACCGGCGCATCCATATCGAGGGTGACGACACGCGTCGTCGCGGCGGCGATTCGCCCGCCATTGGGACGACCGGAAAACAGCTCATCGGCCACGCAGATAATCTGCCCTGGCTCAATGTTGCGGCCTTCCATGCCGGTGGTGAACAACACCGACCAGCTCTCGTATTGCTCGGACTTCAACGCCCAGATGCCGTGGCGCATGGCCTGACCTTCGGACGTGCAGCCGAACGCCGATATGTCCAGCTGGCGATGGCCGAGGATGCCAATCAGTTCGTCGTTGGTCACTGCCGCCTGTTCGGTCTTGAAGTCATTGGCCGGGTTGTCCCACGAAACCTTGGCTCGGGTGTGCCGATCCGGCCAGGCCGCGGCGCTGTATTCGAACTCGCCAATGACGTTGGCGCGACTAAACACGTAGCCGTCGTCACTGCCGGGGATATCGGCCACCAGGGTAACCATCGAGCCATTCCAGCAGCTGCTGCCATGAAACACGCTGGCAAGATCGGAGAGCAACGCATAGCCCTCGATTTGATCCTGAATGTACACGTTGGTGGTCATGCGCGGCTCGGTGCCGCCCTTGCCGTCTGGCACCATTACGTCGCAATAGCGGCCGATTTCGTACAGGGTCCAGCGATCCACCATGTCTGCGCTGATCCGGCGGCCCAGCCCATAACGCCGATGCAGCAGCAGGTCGTACCAGACCCAGGCCGGGTTGTTGGAATAGGCCTGTTTAAACGTGCCATCCCAGTCGCCCACGTAGACGCGAGTCTCTGGATCGTAGTTGCTCGGTACGCGAATAATCCGGCCTCGGGCACGCACGCTGAATTTCGGGATGTTCTGGAACTGCGCAGCATCAAACTGCAGCGCGCCGACCGCCAGATTGGGGTAACGCAGCTTGGCATCGATGACTTCCGTCAGCCCCTTGATGCGCATGACGTCGGCGAAATTGCTGTCGTTGCGGTTGGGTGTCAGGCGCCGGATCCGCAGCAAAGCGCTGCTGAAACCCGCCGGCAAATCGATACGGTGGCTGCGCTCGTATTCGCTGGTGCCTTTATCGTCCAGGGTGCCGTTCAGGTACGGCAGATAACTGCCGCCATCCACTGACAGGTCGATGGCGTAATCGATCCGGTAACCCACCTGATCGCCGTTGCTGCGCAACTCCCAGATCTGCGGCCATGACAGACGCAGGCGCACGGCCGACAGCTGCGGGTCGTTGATCGCGCGCGTCCAGGGGCTGTCGGACTTCAGCTCAACCGGGAAGCCCTGAGTGATTTCATTTTCCACGGCCGGAATGCCGGGCATATGGTCCTGATCCACGGTGCCTGGGCGAAAATCCCAGCGGCTCCCGGGAAAGTTCTCGCTGCCGTCCGGCGACAACAGCGGCGTGCCGTCAAGCATCACCGAGCGGTTGCCGTCCACCGGGCCAACGATGGGGCCTTCGCTGAGGAAGTAGAGCAGCTTGGCGGTGGCGATGGACAGCGCGCTGTCCGGGGCTTTGTGGGGTTGATAAGGCTTTTTCTGGCCGCTCTTCGCCCCACGGATGTTAAAAAGCCCGCTCTGAACCGGTTCTACATTTGAGTTATACGTGTTGTTCATGGGATTACCTATTGCTGGTCTTCGGCGTAAATTCCAGCCGAGCCGAGTGCGCCGCCGATATCGCGCTCGCCGTAAAGCAACGGCTTGCAGCGACCTTGAGCGGTGGTAGTCACTGCGCCGCCGAAGGCATAAGAGGGTTTGTTGCCTTCGTCTTCCTTGTTCAAGAGGCTGCCGGGGGATGGGGACATCATCATGGCGACGCCACCCATCAAAAGGCCTGCCCCAGCCGCAAATGCCATGGGGCCGAGCCAATATGCCGAGACCATGAGGACCAACCCTGCAATGGTTGCGAAAATCCCTCCGGCTTTGCTACCAACCACAATCGGCGCAATACGGATCGGTTCCATGCTTTCACAGCGCATATCAAGCTCAGTTTCAGGCAAGTTCTGCTGGCCGCGAAATACCGCAAACGTCAGCCCGCGCTCTTCGGACAGAAACAGAAACCGCCGAAACCCCGGCACCATTACACACAAGGCATGCACCGCTTCGGCACCCGAGCGCACGGCAAGCCGATGCACGCGCCCGAAACGCGAACCGAGTACGCCATACAGCCGGACCTCGACCACGGGCGGGATATCACTGAAAACGGCCATCAGCGCACCTCCGGAGCATCTTTGTGCCGCAGGATCAACCGTGTGCATTCGGCCCACATGCCGCCGTAGATATCGCGGCTGGATCTCCTGTTGTAGCGATGGTGAATAAAGCTGCCTTTGATCGGGCGCAGATTCGGTTCGGTGTCGAGGCATCCTTCGTCCAGGAAGATCCCGGCGTGGTTGGGTGCTTTGGCATCGATCTGCATCACCAGCATGTCACCCTGCCGAGGCTCGCTGACCGGGTAGAAACCGGCCTCTTGGTAATAGCGTTCGTAAAGACTTTCCCCGGTTTTCCACCAACCGTCGCGGCGCGGATAGTTGGGGATCCGCAGGCTCCATTCGCGCCAGTAGAAGTCGCGACATAGGGCATAGCAATCGAGCAACCCGTGTGCGAACTCCCGGTCCAGCAGTGGCGCGCGGTAACCATCGGGCTCGAACTCGACGTACTCCCCAGATGGCCAACTGACGATCAGCCAGGGCAGCTCATGCAGTTCACAACTGACCCGGTCACCCATGCTCGGCTGTGCCGGCACGTCCGGATGACTATGAACGATGGCCAGAACCTGGCCGCGATCTTCAGCCTCGGCCTTGTCCTGGGGGTTGATGATGAAATGCTCGCTGGGGGTCAGCGCATCGTTGCCACAGGCCACATATTGCTGCCGCCCGTTCTCTCTGATGACCACCCCGCAACATTCCTTGGGGTATTGCTCGGCAGCGTGTCGCCGAATCTGTTTCAACACGGTTTTGTTCATGTCTTTCTCAAATCATTGAAGCGCCCGGCGCACCGCCGAATGACAACGGGTTGCCCTTGCCAAAACGTTTTTCGCAATCACTGACGCGCCCTCCGCAACGGTCGAGCGCGGGATCATCCACGGGATTGCCATCGGCATCGAACATCAGGTTGCCGGTGTAATTGCAGTCCGACCCGCGATACTCGCCCGACAGGCACCATTCGCAGCGGTTCATGATCTGCCCGCCGGGGAGCTTCTGGCCCTTGATCGCTGTGGGCGCCGCCAGAGCGAACGTCACCTCGGTGCGGCTGATGCTGGTGGGCTGGTTGATGTAGGAGATGTCGACGCGCTCTTGGGTCGAGGCATCCGGATTGCCGCCGGCAAAGTTATCGGCGTCCAGGTACTTGGCGTAAGTCTGGCGCACCGTCAGACGAATCCCGCACAAGTGCTGGAATTGCACGCACAAAGCCGTAATCAAGCCGTCGAGGTTGCTGATTTTGAGCATTGGCGTGGAGGTATTACCCTCGATACCACGCCCAAAACCTGCAGTTTCAAATGGACGAGGCTCGTAACGTTCGCCTTTCCAGTAGATCGGTTCCGCTTGCAGATGGGCGTGGTAGCGCAAGATGCCCATGTCCCGGGATTCGCCGTCCAGTTCGATCAACTGGATCAGCGCGCCAGGTTCAAGCTTCTGGTCATCGGCAGTAATCATGGTTCGGCCTGCGGATTGAAGACTTGTTGAAAGGTCGTGGTCAGGGTGAATTTCTTTGCGCCATGGGGCTGTAACTGCCAACCGCCAGTGGTGATGAATGCACCCTGCCCGGCCATGGGCGGCGACCACAGAAAATGGTTCGCACCTTTATGCCGGATGAAGAAGTCCTGAATGGGCGCGAGATAAGCTTCTGTGCCGGTAAATGAAACCGACCAAGTCGCTGCGAGGTTATTGATGCCCAGCGACAGGCGCTGGCTATAACCATTTCCAAACTGGGAGCTAAGGATGTTTGCTTGGGTATCGCCACTGGAGCTAATACGCGGCGACCAGATGAAGGTCTCGGCCATTAACTCGCCCTCCTGTTGCTCGGGTCGAGTAAACCGTTCTGTCCCTTTTCACTGATGATCACCCCGCGTGCAACCTTGGGCATCTCGGCCCGCACGGTGGCAAGCAGCGCTTGACCCATGGCCTCGTAGCCCTGCGCTGACTCAACCGAGCCTCCGGAACCATCACTGTTAATGGTGATGTGGATCTGCGGAGCGGATTGGGGCTGATTGGCTGCTTCTGGAGTGGAACTCAGGAACTGTTTTAGATCGCTATTGGTACGACCGTCGACTACGCGCTCACCCTTCTGCAACAGCCATGTGCCTTCACTCGGAATGCTGTCTATACCGTCGTGGGCCATGCCGGCCAGGGTCATCCCGGCCACCATGCCAGCGTTGGCGTAGCCCGCGGCCAATATCGCGGTGCTCATAGGGATGCCCGCTACAAACGTAAGCTCTGCTGGCGCTTTGGCTGCGGCAATTTGCGCACTCATGATGATGGATGCAACTGCAAAGGCTTTTTGCGCCATAAACAACACCTTATAGGCGCCGGATTGCTCGCCCGCCATTCTGCCGACCATATCTGCCGCATTGCCGGACAACTCGCTAAACGTGCCGAGCATGGCAACCTTGTAGGCGCCTTGAATCTCACTCAACCGCTGTTGATTGGTCTGGTTGATCTCTGCAACACGATCCAGATACTCCTGCTCGCCAGTGAGTTTCTCTGCGTGCAACTCGGCCTGCATGGCCAACTGTTTTTCGTGCCAGGCTTTGAGCTCGGCCTCGGCTTCAACGGACTTGACAAGCTCGCTCATCGGCCCGCTTACCAAGGACGCAGGCCCGCTAAAGGCAGGTGCATCAGTAACGGTGGATTTGGAGATAGCCTCCGCCCCGGCCCGGTACTCGTCGCCGCTTAACTTTCCCGCGTCATTGGCCGCTTCGAGAACTCTGAGGCGGTCCCTGGTTGTCACCAGCAAACCCTGTTCCTGAGTTTGCAGGCTGGCCATCAAACCGTCGTATGCCTTGCGAGCGTTGAGCGCATCCAGTTCAATGGCCGCGCGCTCGAGGATGATTTTATTGTGCTCGGACAGCCCGGCAAGTTCGCCGTGGCTCAGTTGATAACGTATCCGGCCAAGCTCGGTGGTTTCTCCGTAGAGACCAACTTGTTGGGAGAGGCTGGACAGGGTTTGGCTGTAGGCGTTGTTTAGCTGATCTACCTCCCGCACATGCTCCTGGTTCGCGTGTGGGCCGGCACCTGGTTTGTTGCCTGATCTCGGCGTGGGCTTGGTAGGCTGAGCTTCGGGTTCGTTCAATCGGCCCTTAAGTATCTGTTCCTTTGTGCCGAGAGCTTTTATAGCGTCCGTGGCATCAGCGTACTCTGCGGCGTTTTTGTTGATAGCTTGAGCCTGCTTCCCACTGGCCCCGATATCTACGCCGAACTGCTGACTTGCAGCATCCATGCTCTGGCCTTCGGCGCGACGACGATCAAAAGCGGCAATCGCTGGGTGACGCTGGAGGGGGATCCCAGAATCAAAATCCCCCAACTTGCCACTGGTCATGGCCAACGAGCGAATACTGCGTTCAGCCTGCTCAGCAGCTGCCTCCGCCTGCGCTTTTTGCTCAAGAACACCGTCAAGCATGTAGCGCACCTGAGCCTTGCTCAACTTGGCAAACTCTTCACGCAACTCACTCACCGGCCGTTTCAGGTCGATCAATGATTGACGTGCCTTGTCACTGTTGTCGCTGAACAGCAGATAGCCCGCGGCAACCGTTCCCAGCGTCACAGCCAAGCCGACAGGCCCACCCAATACCCCCAGCAAACCAGCGCCAGCGCGGGCTGCACGCGAACCAGCGGCCGCACTTGCGGCCTGGGCCGCCGTATGGACGCGAGCGGCTTGAATATCGGCCAGTCGTGCCAGACGCAAACGACTAAGGGCGACGGTGTGCAGGTCAGTGAAACGCGCAGCCTGAGCATGTGCCTGGGCAGCGCTCAACTCTGCGACCGCGTGCCGGGCAGCCATGGTCGAAGCATCAAGCTGTGTGCGGGTGCGAGCTATCTCAGCCGCGTGAGCCGTGCGCACCGCAGCGATTTGCACATAAAGCATCTTGACCAGCTCGGCTGACTTCAGCGTGGCATAGCTGACCCCTAGGCCAGCCGCAGCACTGGCGAGCAGGTTCATGTTGCCCGCAACCAAACCAATGGCTCGAGACAGAATCTGAGTGGAGCCCGTTGCACCGTCGACATCTCCGACCCACTTTTGAAAGGCGTTGGACAAGCCATTCATGGAGCCGCTGATGGAATTGGGCATGGCAGCAAACTCTTGCTGCAATACCCCGAGCTGGCTCAGTAGCGCCGGCAAAACCTTGTCCACGGTGAGTAAACCGTCATCAGAAAGGGCTTTGAGCTCACCGCTGGTTATCCCTAACCCTGCTGCCAAGGCGGATAAAATTCGCGCGCCATCGGCGCCCATCGCCTTGAAGTCGTCACCACTTAAAACGCCACGCGCCAACGATCGCGAAAATTGGCCCATGGCCAAAGACGCTTCAGTTGCACCTGCTCCAGAGAGCTGGGTGCCGATCACCAGTGCCTCGGTCAGCTTAAGGATATCGGAGGTAGCGAAGCCGTAGTCACGCATGGAACCCGCCGCCTGACTGAACAAGTTGGCGTTTTCACCAAACACTGAGCCGGTTCTCTGGCTGATATCAAACAGTGTCTGTTGCGTGGCGACCATATCGCTGCTATTGACAGACGCCTGTCTAAGGCGTGCATTGATTTGAATCCAGGCGTCGGCTTGCTTATGCAGCTCCGCCACCTTCAAACTACCTGCCATTGCCTGTGCGTAGCGACTAGAGCTACGCGCCAATGCATCCATCGCGTTACTTTGCGCACTAATAGCTGCCTGCTGAGAACGCCAACTGGCTATTGCCTGTAAACTACCATCGCTGATCACACGCATATAACGCTGCGCAGCAGCGGTTACTCGCTCTACCTCCCGTTGATAGGCGCGCGTTTCCGCAGTGGCATTGAGGACCAACGAACGGAGCTTGTTTCCTTCCATACTGTTTCTCCGGCCCATGGGGCTAGGTCTCGACTAAAACAAATGAAGTCGAACACACAAAAATCTATTATGGCGTTAGCTTCTCTAACGCTAGGAAGCATTGAGAATAAGCGGCGCTACCAAACTCGTTCACGACATCCTCTTCAATTTCATTGTCATACACCCGCGGATATTTAAATGCTTTCATGACGAACAATCTAGCAAGCTCCGATACTTTACTATCCTCAGCCTTATAAGATATCCTCATCATCTGAGACATTTCCATCCCCAACTGACGACCTCTCATAATGTTTTTTGCCAGATTTGAATGCGCCTCGCACACTTCCTGGACGCTATCTTCAGCCTGCACCGCGCCTGCCAACCACGCCAAGGTGGACATACCAAAAAAGAAACGAACATAGCCATTCATAGCAGACGCGCCTTTACCTTATCAAGCTCCTGCAAAACCTGAAACGCCGCCCCTCAAAAAATTACATACGTTGAGCTTCACGTAGAGCCCAATAACATACTCGGTAGAGTATATTCCCGAACCGACTTACCGCCCCGACTTTGCAATCTCGGAACGAATTTCGCAAAACCTACCTGGCTTGAGTTCTGCATTAACATGCCCCACAAAAAACAACAGTATGATTGCAGAACAACTTATCGACAAGGTATGCCCATTGAAAACACACATAGCGATCCTCCCCGCTAAGTTATCCGTCTTAAGAAAAACCCAGACCATCAGTCGCTGCAAACTTTCCCCTCTGCCGGCCAAACTAAAACTAAACATCCTTCAACCAGCCCTCCCCATCAAATACCGCTTAAACATTTCTTCACCTTGATCAATCTCCAGTTCCTCAACATCCTCCAACTCTTGCTGACTTCGCCACTTGGGCATCAAATCCAGCGCAGTCACTTTGGCACCCTGTGCCTGGAGCGCGGAAGCGGCGACAATGGAAGCCTGAATATCGCCACGAACATCGCCCAGTGGTGATTCGCGGTCGTAAGCTATCCACAGTAATAATTCCTCTGCGCTCATGCTTTCGCGTAATTGCTGCAAGGTCATTCCGAGCCGGAGGGCCAGAGTTAGCAGGAATGCTAATTCTGGCTCCTCCGTCAGACGTTTCCCGCTGCTGCTACCGGGTCAGGCGAATCAGTGCCAACCTGTACTCCACTGAGTTCGAATGCCTTACAAACCAATCGATCATGTACCGGGCTGAAAGCCTTGCCGATTTCTTCGATGTCATCGTCAGTAAAAACTCGCTGACCGCTAGGATCGAACAACGTCCTACCCATAACGAACGCGTACAACGAAGCAGAAGATATATCGCTGTTCAGCCCTTCATTGCCTAACTCATCCACGACTGCAGAATCGTTCGGGATTTTTGCCAGGCGATTTTCCTGCACCAGCTCTAAAGCACGCCGCCGGTACTCAACCCAGTCACCGGCACTCAGTGCCCGCACGATAACCTTTGCATCGGACCACTCTGTAACAGAGATGAGTTCGTGCTTGAAGTTAAGCAGCGGATCAAGCGCCAGCGTCCGGATGCTGGAGCTATTACTTTTGGCCGGCATCTTAACTACCCACAGAAGGAGTTGGAGACGAGACAGCCGCAATATCGAACGATACTGAACCGGTGATTCGAACATTGAACGTACCGTTCACGGTCCCATTCGGTGCAGCATCCCAAGTGAATTGAGTCACCAATCCCAGAAAACTCGATTTGCTGCCGTCGATGAATTCGGCCTTGAATGCTCGCGGATTTCCATCATCTCGAGCCGCGCGCAAAACCATTTGTGCCTCGTCATCAGCCTTCCAGTTCCCGCTCATGCTGAATGTGCCATTGTCGGCAAGACCTACGGTAAACTCCTTGGCCTCGCTGGCCAGAGTGGTTACTTCGATCTCATCCGACTGACCACCCTGAAACTGCGGCTGTTTGATGGTCACCGAAAGGTCTGCCCAATCAAGCTTCGAATCAGCTGGATCGAGCGTGGTCATTTTTGAGACTGCAAGTCGAGTGCCTTGGGTTTTGACAAACTTTGCTTTTGTAGCTTCTTGTCCTGCCATTGAAATTGCCCCTACGCAGTTACTGAAATTCAAGCTAGGGGAAATCTTTTACTTACTGCCTGATGCTTGCGCAACTGCTACTCGGGAATCCATGGTGAATATCTGGCGAACGCAAGACCAATACGAAGTAAATGTAGAAATCATGAAATGTAACCGAGCAACCAAACACAAATCATAAAGGGGATAGCGGTAAATATTTACCACTTTACGCTTTTCGGGATAGAACATTATTACGCCCCATACCCCATGCCAGCCTACATCTAACGAGCACAATAAATGAACGCTAAAGACACTGGCACCACCACCTCCGCTGCGCACGAATCAGACACCACCGAAATGCTTTACCGTATGTTCGGTGAGGTTCTGGTACCACTGGACAAAGTTAGAACGCATTACTTTCGAAACTTGAATGAACAAACTTTTCTGACGGAAATCACCAGCGGCCGGATCCGGCTGCCGATCACAACGCTGGACACAAGCAGAAAAGCAATTAAATACATACATATTCGTCACATTTCATTACTCATCGAACTAAGTGCAGCCAAAGCAGCTGACAGGTTTTTTCTTAATGACTCACCTAAAGGCTAACTCCTACGGAATGGCGCTCTGAAGAGCGCCATTGTCAGAACATCAATTACCCGAGATAACTCAAGGGTGCACATCCTCCTCCCGTGACATTTTTGCCCCAGACAACTTTAGTTTCTCCAGGCAATAAGGTGCAGCCTGTCTCATCTCATCATCACGATGCAGGGTGTAATCGGCACCAAAGTAATAATTCGCTCTCAGTACCAAGACTTGATCGTCCAGGCTTTTGATAGAGGTACGTGAACCGTCGGCATACCTGACTTCCTTTCCGTCGTATTTGATACGATTCAGCGAATCACGCCCATTCCACGAAGCGCACATCACGCCTGTGCCGTCTTTTTCAAACTTTGTAGTAGCCAAATAGGGCCCAATACTGCCGGTCCAGGTGCCGACCAGGTTCGGTGGAGCAGGGACGGCTATCACTGCAGGGAAATTGTTGTTGTGCATATCGTTAGTCATGGCGCAGCCAGAAACACTCAAAACAACGGTGGCAAGCAAAGCTAAACGCATGGGTAATCTCCATTTTTGGGTACGAAACCCTATCAATGTCGAACCCGTTTCTGAGGCTAGATATGTATTTCAGGAATGCTCCCACGCCCCTATCAGAAACATCTCAAGGAGGATT